GGTCAACTGGCGCGCAATCTCTCGCTAGTTGCAGGGCTTGAACTATGGTTCAACGCACCCCTTGCCGGTTCATCCGGTGAGTTCAATGGGGTGGCGGCATGACGGAGTTGAGCAAATCCGAATATGCCCAGGCCCGCGGCTGCTCGCCGGCTTACGTGAGCAAGTTGGCGCGGCAGGGTCGGCTGGTGTTGACGAAGGCCGGCAAGGTCAACGTCGAGGCCACTGACCGGCTGATCGAATCCACGCGCGATCCTGCGCGCGGCGGCGACCGTCGGCCAGGCGCTGCCGAGCGCGCGGAATCCGGCGCTGCCGCGGGGCAGGATGGCCAGCGGACGGTGGGCCATCAGACGTACAAGGAAGCCGCGCGGCGCGAACGCATCGCCAAAGCGCGCATCGCCGAACTGGAGCTTGCGGAGAAGGTCGGCCAGCTGGTGCGCAAGGAAGAGGTTGCCGCGGCGATCTTCGGGCTATCGCGCCAGGCCATGGAGGCGCTGGACGCCCTGGCCGACCGCCTGGCCTCGCAGCTGGCCGCCGAGTCCGACGTCGCGCGCGTGCACGCTCTGCTGACCGAGCACACCACGAAGATCCGCGTGGCGATGCTGGGCGCGCTGCCGGGCCTGCCGGAAGCCATGGAAAGGGTGGCGTGATGTTCGACCTCGACACCCTTGACGTCGACCTGCCTTCCGGCGCCGACCTGGTCGCCGAGAGCTGGCGGCGAGGCTGGACCGTCCCCGAGCCGATCACGCTGAGCGCCTGGGCCGACCGCTACCGCAAGCTGCCCAAGGAAGGCTCCAGCGAAGCGGGCGACTGGTACACCAGCCGCATGCCGTTCCTGCGGGAGATCATGGATTGCCTGCACCGCGAATCGACGGTGCGCGAAACCACCATCAAGAAATCGACGCAGGTCGGCGGTACCGAGGTCGGCATCAACTGGCTGGGCTACATCATCGAGCACGCGCCGGGCCCGGTGATGTACGTGCTGCCGACGATCGACACGGCCCGCAAGTTCAGCGACCAGCGCCTAGCGCCCGCCATCGCCCTGATGCCCGTGTTGCAAGAGCGCATCCCGCCGGCGCGCAGCCGCGACAGCGGCAACACCACCCTGGTGAAGAAATTCCCTGGCGGCGTGCTGGTGTTGAGCGGCGCCAACAGTTCGGCGTCGCTGGCGTCGATGCCGATCATGTACCTGATCCTCGATGAGCTGTCGAAGTACCCCACTGACCTGGACGACCAGGGCGGCGCCGAACAGCAGGCCCTGCGCCGCACGTCGAGTTTCGTGCGGCGGAAAATCCTGCGCATCAGCTCCGCCACCATCAAGGATGCCTGCGCCATCAGCACGGCCTACGATGACGGCGACCAGAGCCGCTACCACGTGCCGTGCCCGCACTGCGGCGTGAAGCAAGTGCTGGTGATCGACCAGCTCACCGACGACGGTCAGTTCCTCTGCCTGCACTGCGGCCAGCTTATCCAAGAGCACCACAAAACCCGCATGCTCGAAGCCGGTGAGTGGATTGCCGGGCGTCCCGAACGCAGCGCACACCACCGCAGCTTCCACATCTGGTCGGCCTATGCGGCCATCGGCCTCGGCTACACCTGGCAGGAAATCGCGGACATGCGCGCCGAGGCACGCAAGGATCCCGCGAAGGAAGTCGTCTTCGTCAACACCATCCTCGGCGAGGCCTTCGAAGGCGCCAGCCAGAAAGTCGAAGCCACCGACCTGCAGCAGCGCGCCGGCAAGTGGGTGCGGCGCACGGTGCCGCGCGGCGGCTTCATCCTCACCGCGGGCGTCGACGTGCAGGTCAACCGCTTTGCTGTGCAGATCGTCGCCTGGGGCCGCAATGAGCAGGCGTGGATCGTCGACTACGTCGAGCTTCCCGCCGACCCCACGCGCAAGGAAGACTGGAGCGTGCTGTGGGATTTCCTCGCGCAACCCGTGGCCAACGCCGCCGGCATCACCCTGCACATCAGCGCCGCGGCCGTCGACTCCGGCAACTGGACGCAAGAGGTCTACAACGCCGTGCGCCCGCGCCAGTCGCAAGGCGTGATGGCGATCAAAGGCAGCAAGGACGCCACGCGCCCCATCATCGGCCGCGCGAGCAAACAGGAATCCGACAAGAAAGGCCGCACCCAGCGCCGCGGCATCAACCTGTGGGTGCTGGGCGTCAACTCGGCCAAGAGCACGCTCATGCAGCGTCTGCTGGGCGACACCGACCGCGAAGAGGAATCCCGCCTGATCCACTTTCCGGCCGACCTGCCCGACGACTACTACACCATGCTCACCGCCGAGCGCTATGACCTGGCCGCCAAGCGCTGGCTCAAGAAAAAGGGCGCGCGCAATGAGGCACTGGATACCCTGGTCTACGCCTACGCCGCGGCGCTGAGCCCCGGCATCCGCATCCACGTCAAACGCGAAGCGGATTGGGCCGCGCTGGAAACCAAACTAGAGCCGGTCAACGATGATCTTTTCGTGGCCAAGCCGCCGGCGACCGTGGCACCGGCGCCCGAGCGCATCGCATTGCCCGCACCGCCGCCCGCCGTCGCCGTTCCACATGGAACCACGCCCGCCGCCGCGCCTCGCGCCAACCCCTTCGCCTCCGCCGACTGGATGAGCCGATGAATGCTCCCGATTTCAGTCCTTCCGAAGCCCTGCTGGGCGAGCTTGCCGAAGCGCTGCAGCGCGCCAAAGGCATGCCACCGGCGCAAGCCACCGACGTGGCCGCGCCGATCGTGCGCTACTTGCAGCAGCAATACGGCGGCGAGCTGCTGTACATCCCGCAGCCTTACACCCGCCGTCCGGTGCAGGAGATCATCGCCGCCCGCGATGCCGGCGTGCCGCTGAAACAGATCCTGCGCGAGTTCGCCATCAGCCGACGCACGTACTACCGCATCCTTAGCCAGCACGCCCCCGCGCGCGCAGTGCCACCCGTCTGATAAATCTGGCACAACAACGCGGTGAAAGTGGCCAGCATGACCACCGCCGCCGACATGCTCGCGCACTATTTGGCCGCCGAGACCGCGATTCTCAGCGGGCAGTCCTACCAGTGGGGTGAGCGCAAGCTCACCCGCGCGGACCTGTCCATGGTGCAGGCCGGCCGCCGCGAATGGGAACGCAAGGTGTCGGCGGAGCAGCGGGGTGGCGGCGTCGGTGTCAGTCTGGCCAACTTCACTGGCCACCGCGCCGACAACTGCTGGGGCCGCAACGCGTGAGCGCCAAGCTGCCCCTGCTGGATCGCGGCATCCTCGCGGTTTCCCCTGGCTGGGCCGCCCGCCGCGCCGCCGCGCGTTACCGCGTGGCGGCCTACGGCAACGCTTACGAGGCCACCCAATCCAGCCGCCTGCGCAAGCGGGCGCGTGACCACGGCGACGGCAACACCGTAGCCAATGGAGCGCAGGTGCCGCTGCGCGACATGGCGCGCAGCCTCGATCGCAACCACGACATCAGCCGCGGCATCCTCAACGTGCTGGTGCGCAACGTCGTCGGCGCCAACGGCATCGGCGTCGAGCCGCAGCCGCGCGACGCGCAGGGCAATGTGCTGGAAGGCCTGGCGCAGCAGATCACCGATCTGTACGAAACGTGGAGCCGTGCGCCCGAAGTCACCGGCGAACTCAACCGCGCCCGCGCGGAACAGCTTGCCTGCCGCAGCTGGATTCGTGACGGCGAAGCGCTGTGCCAGTACGTCGAGGGCAACGTGCCTGGCCTCACCCACGCCAGCACCGTGCCGTTCTCGCTGGAATACCTCGAGTCCGACATGGTCCCGATGGATTTCAACGACCCGGGTCGCAACATCATCCAGGGCGTGCAGGCCAACGCGTGGAATCGGCCCGTCACGTATTGGGTCTACAAGACCCATCCCGGTGCGCGGCTTACCGCGTACCCGGAACTCAAGGCCGTCCCCACTGAAAACATCGGCCACATCAAGCTGATCGACCGTTTCGGCCAGCGCCGCGGCGTGTCCATGTTTGCCAGCGTGCTCAGCCGCCTGGATGACCTGAAAGACTACGAGGAAAGCGAGCGCATCGCCGCCAAGATCGCGGCGAGCATGGCGGCCTTCATCAAGAAGGGCGATGCGCAGAGCTACGAAACGCCGGCCAGCGCTGAGCGCACGATGCACTTCGAGCCCGGCATGGTGTTCGACTCGCTGGTGCCCGGCGAAGACATCGGCACCATCGACAGCAATCGGCCCAACCCCAACGCCGTCAGCTGGCGCGATGGCCAATTGCGCGCCGTCTCCGCCGGCACCGATGTCAGCTACAGCAGCGCCAGCAAGAACTACAACGGCACGTATAGCGCGCAGCGGCAAGAACTGGTCGAGCAGTGGGCCGCGTACCAGGTGCTCAGCCAAGCCTTCATCGACCAGCACACCGCTGAGGTTTACGCGCGCTTCGTCGGCATGTGCCTCACCGCCGGGCTGATCCGCGTGCCGCGCGGCGTGACCTTTGCCGGGCTCACGAATGCCCTGTACATCCCGCCATCCATGCCGTGGATCGACCCCGCGAAAGAGGCCACCGCCTGGGAAATGCAGGAACGCAACCTGTGGGTGCCGGGCACGGAAATCGTCCGCAAGCTCGGCCGCAACCCGCGCGACGTGTTGCGCGCCGAAAAACAGTGGCGCGAAGCGCAAGAAGCCGCCGGACTCAAGGCCGACCTTGGCGCCAGCAACCAGACCACCGCGGCGCCGCCGGCGCCCGCCGAGGAAACCGCATGAAACCGACTCTGCTTGCCGCCGCCATGGCCGTCGCCATGTGTTCCGCTTCCGCCGCCCGCCCGTGTGCCGCATTCGCCGACACCGATCGCGGCGCCTCCAACCTGCCCACCATCCGACCGCTGATGGTGTTGCGTCCGGTCGCCGCCTCCAGCACCGAATACGAGCTGCTGGTGTACGGCGACATCGGCGACAGCTGGTGGGGCGAGTCCGTCACCGCACTCAGCGTGGTGCAACAGCTGCAGGCGCTGGATGCCGAAGTCACCCAGATCAATGTGCGCATCAACAGCTACGGCGGCAGCGTGAGCGATGGCATTGCCATCTACAACGCGCTCAAGCGTCACAGCGCGCGCAAGGTCGTCACCATCGACGGCGTGGCCATGTCCAGCGCCAGCCTGATCGCGATGGCCGGCGACGACGTGCAGATGCCCGCCACCTCGCTGCTGATGATCCACGCGCCGTGGGGCTACGCCCAGGGCAACGCGCAAGACATGCGCACCATGGCCGACGTGCTCGACACCTACGCCTCGGCCATGGCCGGCGCCTACGCCGGCAAGTCCGGCCGCCCGCGTGCCGACATGCTCGCGCTGCTGGCCGATGGCCACGACCACTACTACACCGGCGAGCAAGCCGTGGCGGAGGGCTTCGCCGACGCGCTGATCGACGCGCTCGACGACACTGCCACGGATGACGAGTCGCAGGCCCGCGCCGCCGGCGTCAGCCGCCTGCTCGCCGGCGCGCCGGATCACATCCGCCAGATCGCCATGTCCGCCGCGGGCAAACACCCGCGCGCGCTGCCACGCGCCAGCAAACCGCGTTTGGTGGTGCCCGAGGGCATCAACCTGGAATCCCTGCAATCCGCGCTGGCATCCGCCAGCGGTCAACGGGCACTTGTCGCCGCCCTTACCACGGCCGCTTCGGCCAACGATGGAGACCTCACGATGAAAGTACGCAAGCTGTTCGCCGCCATGGCGTCCCTGCGCGAGCAGGCTGCCGACCCCTCCGATGGCGCCCGCGGTGCCGGTGGTGCGCCCGCGCCCCAGGCCACCGCCGCCGAGGTGCACGCCGCCCTGCGCGCGCGCAACGACGAGATCACCGCGCTGGTGACCCCGTACCTGCAGCGCGATGGCGTGCAGGCCATCTACACCGCCGCCCTGGCCGACCCGTCCATGGCCGTCGACCGCGTGCGCCAGCAGGTGCTGGACAAGATCGGCGCGCAAACCGTGCCGATCGCCAGCAACGCGCGCGTCGAACTGGTCGCCGACGAGTCGGACAAGTTCCGCGCCGCCGGCGAAAACGCCATCCTCTCGCGCGCCGGCGTGGTGCAGGCCGACGGCGAGAACCCCATGCGCGGCTACCGCCTGATCGAGATCGCGCGCGCGGCAGTCGAGCGCAGCAGCGGCGGCCGTGGCCGTGGCATGAGCTCCATGGATGTGGTGGCCACCGCCTTCACCAGCACCAGCGATTTCCCGGCGCTGCTTACCAGCACCGCCCGTGCCTCGCTGTTGCGCGGCTACGATGAGGCGCCGGAAACCTTCGACCAGTGGACCCGCGCCGGCACGCTCACCGATTTCCGCGAGGCCAGCAAGGCCGGCCTGGGCTTCTTCTCCGATCTGGACCGGATCCCGGAAGACGGCGAATACAAATACGGCACGTTCGGCAAGAACGGCCAGAGCATCGTGCTCGCCACCTACGGCAAGCTGTTCGGCATCACGCGCCAGGCCATCATCAACGACGATCTGGGCGCGTTCACCAGCGTGCCGCAGAAGATGGGCCGCGCCGCCAAGCGCACCATCGGCAACCTGGTCTATGCCGTGCTGGCCAACAACCCCAAGCTGGCCGACGGCGTGGCGTTGTTCCACGCCACCCACGGCAACCTCGCCACCGGCGCCGGCATCACCACCGCCAGCGTGGGCGCGTTGCGCAAGCTGATGATGGCGCAGAAGGTGGACGGGCAGGCGGTCAACATCCCGCTGCGCTTCCTGATCGTGCCGCCGGACGAAGAGGACAACGCCATCCTGGTGCGCGACAACCAGTTCGAGGTCAAGTCCGACGGTTCCACCAGCACCAATGCCAACACCCAGCGCAACCGCTTCGAGGTGGTTTCGGACGGTCGCCTGGCGTCCGGTGCCTGGTTCGGTGCCGCCGACCCCAACCTGTTCGACACCATCGAGGTGGATTACCTCGACGGCGTGCAGCAGCCGTTCCTCGACCAGAAGGATGGCTGGACCATCGACGGCACGGAATACAAAGTCCGCATCGACGCCGGTGTCGCCCCGCTGGACTTCCGCGGCCTGGCCAAGAACCCCGGCGCGTAACCCTCGCCCCGAGCCGCGCCGGTTCGCCGGCGCCGCTCACCGCACAAACCCCTCAGCTACCGGAGCAACACCATGACCACGAAGTATGTGCAGCCGGGCGAAACGATCGACTACACGCCCACCACCGCCAAGTCCAGCAACGATGTTGCCGTCCTCGGCGTCCTGCTCGGCGTCGTCTGCGCCGACATCGCCGCCGACGATACCGGCGCCCTCGCCATCGAGGGTGTGTGGGATCTGCCGAAAAAGGCCGGCAGCGCTATCACGGCCGGCGCCAAGCTCACATGGAGCGTGGCGGATTCGGCGTTCACCACCGGCGCCGGCACGGCCGGCGACACGCTGGGCGGTGCCGTCGCCGTGGCCGCCGCAGCCTCGGCCGACACCGTGGTGCGCGTCAAGCTGCTGCCCGGCACCGGCAGCACGGTGGCCTAAGCCATGCCGTTCATCGCCGACGCCATCGACGCGCACCGTGACCTGATCCTCGCCCTTGGCGGGGAGCTGGCCACGTACGCGCCGGTGGCCGGCGATCCGGTGCCGGCCCTGGCCATGCTCGATCGCAACACCGCCGAAATCGGGGAGTACGGCCAAACCGTCGCCGTGCGCCCGGCCATCACCGTGCTCAACGTCGAGGTGCCGCAGGCGGAGCAGGGCGATCGCATCACCCTCGCCGCCAGCGCGTGGGAGGTGGTGCGTATCGCCTCCGCCGACGACATCGTCACCACCCTGTGGGTGTCGCCCGCATGATCGGCCTGCAGCAGCACATCGACCTGGTCAAGGGGTGGGTGCAGAAAGTGCGCCAAGTCAACGGCTACCTGACCGATGCCGGCGCCAACACCAGCACCGAACGCGTCGGTGGCAACGGTTCCGACAACACGCTGTTCACCGGCGTGTTCCTCGGCGCCGACGTCACGCTGCTCAACAACACGCCCGCGCGCCGCGACTGGCAGTTCGACCTGGCCGTCGAATCACGCATTCCTGTGTCTTTCAAGACCGCCGAGGCGCAAGCCGTGGCCGTACTGGAGGACCTGTTCCGTGCCATCCCGGCCAAAACCTGCGCCGGCGCGGACAACCTGCAAACCCTGGCCATCACCGGCGGCGGCATTGTCCGCGAGCCGGATGGCGTGCCCTACATCGTGGTGAGTGTGACCCTGCGGGGCACTTGCTTCGAGTTCACCTCCACCCCGCCCGCGTAACCACCTCGGAGAAAAACTATGTCCGGCCTGCTCTGCTCCGGTAATGTCCAAATCGCGCTGCTCGGCGACGACGGCACGTTCACGGGCTACATGGGTGTGAAAAACACCGTCAAGCTCGAGATCGCGTCCGCCGACAGCAACGAAAAAACCCGCAACTCCAAGATGATCGAGAACTTCGGCGTGCCGCTCGACACCGTCTACGCCCCCGGCGCCGACAAGCTCACGATCGACCTGGACGAACACGACGCCGACATCGCCGGCCTGTGCTTCCGCGGCACCGTGCAGACGCTCACGGCCGCCGCCATCGTTGCCCAAGAGGTCAGCGTGCCCGTGGTCAAGGGCGTGTGGCAGCCCATCCAGGCCGGCGCCTATGGCCTCACCGACGTGGCCGTGGTCGAGGATACCGTCACCGACCCGGCCACCTACACGCTGGGCACGGATTACCAGCTGGACGCCGCCGGCGGCATGATCCTGTTCCCGGAAGGCACCACCATCACCGACGACCACGTCAACGTCACCATCAGCGCCCCGGCCATCGCCGGTAAGCGCGTGCGCCCGGCCACCCGCACCACGTTGCGCTGCCGAATCTTCGGTCGCATGAAGAACATGGCCAACGGCCGGCAGATCATCCTCAACATCCCGGATGCCTCGCTGTTTCCCAGCTCGCCGGTCGATTTCCTCGCCGACGAATTCGCCGTGGCCAGCCTGGGCGGCACCATGAAGTCGGTCAACGGCGCCGACCCGTACACCATCGACTATCTGTAAGTCGATGGCGCGAAGGAAAGGGCCGGCGTGCAACGCGCCGGCCCTTTCGTTTGAGTGCCACCCGTCTGATAAATCTGGCACGCCCGTTCGCCGACGCTGACGGGCATGGCATCGCGTCGAAATTCCGCTCTCAAGATCTACGTCAACGGTCGCGTGGCGGACGGCTTCTACGGCCTGTCGAAGCGAGTAGGGCAGACCGTATCGCGCATGTCGGTCGCGTCACAGCGCGCCCAAGCGTCGCTGGCCCGGCGCGTGCAACCGCTGACGAAGCGCGAAGTACGCAAGGTCTACGGCATCAAGGCCAGCGCGCTCACCAGCCGCATGCGCCTGGAGACCGGCACCCGCAAGCAAAGCGACTACCTGAGCATCTGGGCCAGCACGCGCAAGCTGCCGCTGATCGACTTCGGCGGTAGCTGGGGCGGGCGCCGTACGCCGGGCGCCGTGGCATCCATCCTTGCCGGTGCGCGCAAGACCTACGGCGGCGCGTTCATCGCCACCGTGGGGTGGCGTGGCACGTCCGGTGGCGCAGTGAAGGACGGTACCAGCAGCCGCAACATCTACGTGCGCAGCCAGGGGCCTGATGGTCGGCGCGTGGGTCGCGGCCCGTTGCGCATGCTCAAGGGCCCCAGCGTGTTCGAGATGATCGCCACGCAAGGCAGTGGGCGCGGCCTGCCGGTGGCGGCGACGATCCTGCCGCAGCTGCAGGATTACTACGTGTCGGAGTTGACGCGCCAGATCGCGCTGGTGCTGCGCGATGGCTGACGCGCGCTTCGAGGAAGCCATCCGCCTGGCGTTTGAAACATCGGGTACGGAAGGCATCAAACAAGCTGCAGGCATCATCGCCAGCATGGGCGATGTCTCGGAAGAGACTAAGGCCAAGGCCGCCGCGCTGCTGGACGAAATCGGTAGCGTCGACAAGTCCGGCGCTGCGGTGCGGCAGTACAGCGAGCTGGGCAAAAGCATCCTCGACTACCAGCAGCGCATCAGCTCGGCACGCGCCAAGGTGGTCGAACTGGCGGAGGCGGTCAAGGCCAGCGACGCGCCAACGAA